GACACGGTCTCTAGCCAGCCGCATTACCGCCCCTCCAGCAACTCCCCAGCCTGATCCAGCAGAGCCAGCGGATCCTTGGTCTTGTGGATATCCACCGACAGCAACTGCCGGAACCGCCGCGCCCCCGGAAACCCCGTGCCCAGCCCCAGCACATGGCGGGTGATATGGTGCATCGCCCCACCATCGGCGATATGCGCCGCCACATAGGGCCGCAACTGCGCCAGCGCCTCGGCCCGGGAAAGCACCGGCGCCTCACTGCCAAACAACTGCTGATCCACTTCCGCCAGCAGATACGGGTTGTGATAAGCCTCACGGCCCAGCATCACCCCGTCAAACGTCTGCAGATGCTCGTGACACTGCTCCAGCGTCTTGATCCCGCCGTTGAGAACAATCTCCAGCTCCGGGAAATCCGCCTTCAACCGCGCGGCCACGTCATAGCGCAGCGGCGGAATATCCCGGTTCTCCTTGGGCGACAGGCCTTCGAGAATGGCAATTCGCGCATGCACGGTAAAACTGCGGCAACCGGCATCGCGCACCTTGCCGACGAAGTCGCAGAGCTCTTCATAACTGTCCCGGCCATTGATGCCGATGCGGTGCTTGACCGTCACCGGAATCGACACCGCATCGCGCATCGCCTTCACACAATCGGCCACCAACTCCGGATGCCCCATCAGACAGGCGCCGATCATATTGTTCTGCACCCGGTCGCTTGGGCAGCCCACATTGAGGTTCACCTCGTCATAACCGGCGTCCTCGGCCATGCGGGCACAAGCGGCCAGATCGGCCGGCACACTGCCGCCCAACTGCAACGCCAGAGGGTGCTCGGAAGCGTTGTAGCGCAGGAAACGCTCGTGATCACCGTGCAGAATGGCGCCCGTGGTGACCATCTCGGTGTAGAGCAGGGTGTGCTTGGAAAGCAGGCGCAGGAAGAACCGGCAATGGCGGTCCGTCCAGTCCATCATCGGGGCAATGCTGAAGCGGCGAGATGGCTCTGGCCTTGTATTTTGCGGGTTTGAGGCGATTTCTAGGGGCATTGTGGTCTACGCATTTTGTACCATTTCCGGGGGTTTTAGGGCGTTTTTGACATGATGGTGGTACGATGTACCACCGCTAATAATGCTTGTACCACCGGAAATTATGGCAACGATCAGAGCAAGGAAAAAGGCCGATGGAACGGTCAGCTATACCGTCCAGATCCGCCTCAAGAAAAAGGGTGTCATAGTTTACACCGAAGCCCAGACATTCGCCCGTAAGCAGGCTGCCCAGGCATGGGCCAAGCGACGAGAGACTGAGCTGGCTGAGCCGGGTGCGATCGAACGGGCCAGCCGTCGTGGGCATACCATCAAGGACATGATCGACCGCTACCTGGTGGAGGCTGAGAAAGCCCGTCCACTCGGTGAAACCAAGCGGCGAACCCTTACTGCTATCAAAAACTGCTACCTCGGTGAAGTGGTCGACTCCGAAATTACTCAGCAGGTGTTGGTGGATTACTCTCTCTGGCGTATGGATGCAGAAGGTGGTGGCGTAAAGCCGCAAACCGCCGGCAACGACCTTGCTCATCTGGGGTCGGTGCTGTCGCTGGCCAGGGCTGCGTGGGAGTACGAGATCAACCCGCAAGCTATGCCGGACGCTCGTCTTGTACTGAAAAGGCTAGGTTACAATATGAAGAGTCGAGAGCGTGACCGTCGACCGTCTTTGGAAGATCTGGACAAGGTGCTAGAGCATTTCTTCGAGATGTTGAGCCGGCGCCCTTCTGTGATTCATATGCCGAAGGTTGTGGCGTTTGCGATCTTTTCTACGCGCCGTATGGACGAGATCGCTCGCATATTGTGGGAAGATCTAGACGAGCATCGCCAGGCGGTGAAAGTACGGGACATGAAGAACCCAGGTCAGAAGATTGGTAACGATGTATGGTGTCATCTGCCAGATGAGGCGTGGGCTGTGGTTCAAAGTATGCCGCGTGAGTGTCCTGAAATATTCCCTTACCATCCCGACTCGATCGGTACTGCATGGGCTAAGGCTTGCAAGATGACAGGTATTGAGGATCTGCACTTTCACGACTTGCGTCATGAAGGAGTGAGCCGGTTATTCGAAATGGACTGGGATATTCCGAGGGTTTCAAATGTGTCTGGTCATCGCGATTGGAACTCGTTGCGGCGGTATACCCATTTGCGTGGTCGTGGGGATCGGTACGTCGATTGGAGGTGGCTGGGGCAGATAGTTCAAGCGCCAGTAGCTCTTGGTGCTCGTGTTGCAATTGGGCATTCAGCTAGCAGGTAGTTGATGCTTTTCTGTCGTGGCATCGTTTTTTGTATTTGGCTCATGTGTCGGTTGTTATTTTTGGTGGCTGTGCGCGGTTGTCTAAGTGGTTTCGGGGGGGGGTAAATGAGTGGGTTTGTTGCTTTACTTTTTGCTGGAGTTGTGTTAATAAGATTTTGCATTGTTGAAGGGAGTCTGGGATGCGTGTAAAAATTGAAGATTTTGGTCCGGTTAGTAGTTTTGAGTTTGACAGTGATAAAATATTTCAGCTGATTGTTGGTGATAATAATATAGGTAAATCCTATGTTCTCTCGGCATATTATTTTGTAGTGAAGTCGTTGCTAGACCTAACTAGTCTTCCGTTTCGCTACTATAGATTTGCGGAGTTTATGGAGACCCAGAAAGACTCTGCATCTGAGAGGGCTGACGCTGAGGTAGATAAGTTTCTGAAGGCTAGGTCTGGATCGAAAGATGTAGATATTACTCATTTTTATAAGGAGTGTGTTAAGGGCGTAATCGGTCAGTCTTTTTTAACTGTGTTCTCAGAGTATGTTGACGGTTCCTATCGAGAGGTTGGGTCTGTCGTAAATAAAATGTCTGGGGCTGCGCGTGCCAAGATAACCGTTTCAATTCCTAAGCTTCAATTCACTCTTTCTGGTGATGTTGGGGCTTTTGTTGTTTCTGATGTGGATTTGGATTTCAAGGTTGTTTATAGGGAGTCCAAGCAAAATCGTGATCCGATCTATCAAAATAATACATTTGTAATATACAAGACGGCTGGTGTCAAGGAACACGCAAATAAAATTAGGCTGATAGCCGTTAGGGAAACGCTCACTAAGATGCTTGGAGGGCTCAATGGTTTTAAGGATATTAATTATCTGCCGGCGTCTCGTTCGGGGCTATATCAGGCGCTTTCCGCGTTTGGTCAAATCATTGCTGAGCTTTCCAAGAGTCGATCCTTTCTGAGTTCTAGGATCGAGCTTCCAGCGATACCTAGGCAGTTGAGTGATTATTTTATTAAGCTAACAAGTATTTCGGATGTCTCGACTTCAACTTCCGAACTAAGCTCTATAGCTGATAAGATTGAGTCTTCAGTGTTGCGTGGCAAGATTGAATATGATTTTGAGGAGAAGAGGCTTTATTACAAACCTGAAGGTACAGATCTAAGGCTGGATTTGTCGGCTACGTCCTCAATGGTTTCAGAGATTGGTCCTATAGTTGTTTATATTCGGCATATTTTGGGTGTTATTCACGCAGGCTCGAAAGGTGCTCGGAAGGCAAGGGACACTGCTTTTAAGACTGTCCTCGTGATTGAAGAGCCGGAGGCTCATCTTCATCCGGATAATCAGCTTAAAATGACAGAGCTATATGCAGAGTTGGCGAAGTATGGCGTCCATGTTGTTATGACATCTCATAGTAATTATGTTTTTAATAAGGTTAGTAATCTTATTGTTGGTGGAAAACTTCTGCCAGATCAGGTTAAATGTGATCTTTTTGAGATTACCGAGCAAGGGAGTGTTGGTCGGGTGCAAGAGATTGATGAGTATGGAATCGATGATAATAATTTTGTTGATGCATCTGAGTCGCTTTTGACTGAAAAGTTGGAGTTGCTGGGTGCGAAAAGCAAATGATTGCAGATCTCTATTCTGATGAAAAGGTATTTGGGGTTTTGGCATATTCTATCGAGGAGGAGGGGGTTTCGATAGAACTTGGCTCATCTCTTTTGAATGGCGATGAGGTGGATACAGATAAGGCTATTATAATGAAGCCGGATCTTTACTATTCAACCAAAAGAATGAAGGGTGCGACCCCTAAGTCGGCGGATGGTATAGTGTTTGTCGCTGATGGTGGTGACTATCATTTATATGTTGCTGAGCTAAAGTCGTCGAGGTTGTCGATTGTAAAAAAGTCTGATATCAAAGAGAAGTTTGACACGGTTTTTCAGCGTTTCTTTGTTCAAGATTTTTCTCATGTTTTTGATAGTGCTGAGCTTCCATACAATTTGGTGACTCTCAATGTTTGGTTGGTTTGTGATCCTATGAGGCTTCGCTTAAATGCTGTTGATCAAGATGATTTTATCCGGTTGGCAAAGGCTTCAAGGTCAAAAATGCGTACATTGCTAGCTGACTACGCTAGTGGTTTCAAGCCCTATGTTTTTAAGGGGGTAGTGGCCACTGTACAGCCGATGCTGTCTCCTCCGATCATCGAGGTTGATGGTTTCACTGATCTGCTTGCTTGATTTACCCGGTCAGGCTTCTAGCTAGAGAAACCTGACCGATTAATTAAGTTGCTTGTGTTGGTTTTCTGAACGGGCTGTTAATTGAGTTGCACTCTTTTTTCGCTAATTCTCTTTGTTTGTCTATATATAGCGAAAAGTCTGATATATGTATGCCTTTAGCGCTCTTCTGGCTTGCCTCTAATCTGGTAATTGGAAGTTTAATTTGTCCTGTTAGTACCTTGCGCTGAAACATCTCGGGCGTAAGGTGGGTGAAGTAGTCCTTGCAAAGCCGCTCCAGAGATATAATAGCTTGACCGTCGTATTGGGCCATAAGCATGAAGGTGGTGTTCATCGCTTGGGCCTCTTGTAGATGAGCGCGAATACGAACCAAACGGTAGCGATCATGGTTTCACCGCCTTGGTCTGTGTGGCGCGTTCGGGCGTCTCTATGTTCAGAATCTGGAATGGTTCTGGCCCGAGCTCGCCAAGGACGCCTTTTTCGGTGAGGTGATTGCGCAGGCGATCAATCAGGGCGTCCCGTTCGGCCAGCTTCTCGTTGGCCTTCCGAAACCTATCGACATGACCCAGCAGCATCTCCTTGGCGGTATCTAACGCTTCGGTTTTTTGCTTGAGTTGCTCGCGCAGCTTATCGATCTCGCCGCTCTCGAGATGGGCGTAGAGTGCGATAAGGGTAGAGCCTGCATTGCGGTGACGCTCGATCCCCTCGGCACCTGCGCGAAGCGCTTTCTTCTGGTCGTGCACGTCCGTTACCAGGTAGGCAGCCGGTCCGTCCTGATGCTGCTCGGCTGGCTCATCGCATGGCTCGCAAAGTAGCTCGATAGCTTGCTCTTGAAGCTCATCGATGGGTATTTGTAGAAGAGTCGCACTATTCAACCGTTCGCGCGGCACACTAACCATCTTTTCCTTCACCGCCTGGGCCATGACCGTGTCTCTCTGCGCGCTTGGTACAGCTATGGCCAGGTCCCTTTCCAAGATGAGATCGAACTCTTCGATCGTGAGCGATTGGCTGACCTGGCCTGGTTTTTGGAGATCGTGGTACCACTTGATCCCGTGATAGCTCACCTGCACGCGCGTGTCGCCTACTATCAGTGCGCATGGTTTGCGTGCGGCCGCTGCTCGTTCCATGGCTTCTCGAAGCGATGAGACCCGCAAACCTCTTGTCTCAGCGGCCAGGTCATCGATTACCTGGTCGGCATGATCCATTCGTGACTGGAGTGCATCGACCTTCGCCTGCAGGAGCTGTTTGTCGAGTCCCTGCGCGGCGATCTGCTCAGTCAACTCGGCAATATGCTGTTGGGCAGCCTCAAGCAGCAACCATACCTCGGTCTTGCCGGCGAATTCGGCGACGTGCCTGGGCGACATCTGCGCCCACTCCTCGGGACGGACGTCGGTCAGGTCGGCAGGCCAGTAGCGTGGGCCTCCAGCCCGGCTTCCTGCTATTGAGGCGGGGTGCGTATACCCCTTGGCAGGCTGCGCGGGCGGGCGATCCAGAGCTATCAGCGAGGCTTTGGGTGTGGCTGCCTCGCGCAGCTTTTCGTGGGGTACAAGACCCTCGGTGGTGGTGCTGAGAGGGTCAATTATGCTTGCTGCTTCGCAGCAGCTGTCTGTTACAGGCGCGGCGATCCCGCTGTCGTTGCGGAGCAAAGCGGCCTGGGCTTGTGTGGTGTCCTGTGCGTGCGTCATGCCGCTTTCCTCCGGTGTTCGATAGCGAGTTGATCCATCAGGCGTTGGTGAAACGTGAGCCGGGCTTCGGTGGCCGACCAGGGGCGGATGGTTTCAGCCATGGGCTCGATGCCAACCAGACAATCCCAGATGGCCGGGTCTTGTGGCATCAGGTCGCGGCGTTCGGTCGCGAGGGCAATGAGATCCGCCTGGTTGACGTCGGCCGGTAACTCGCAATCGAGATCAAAACGGGCGCAGATGCAGTTCCAGATCCAGTCTTCGACGTCCTGGTAGGCGTGCATCCACTGTTTGAGTGGGCGCACCATGTCTCCGATGTATGCCTCGGTTGCGTCATGGAGCACTGCGGCCAACTTGTGTTGCTCGGGCACCAGCTCGGCGACGATGCAGCTATGCTGGGCGACGCTATAGAACTCGCGGGTGTGTCCGTTGAAGCGGCACAGATGTGCCAGCGCGTGGGAGATGTCTCTTGGATCAATGAGCGCGACATCTGGCTGATAGAGGTCGAAGCGTTTGCCGGTTACGGTAAGAATCTGGCTCATCACGCAGCCTCCTTGACCAGGTCGGCCAGCAGCAGGGCGTTGGTGGTGTCCTTGTGCAGTTTGCGCAGGGCCTCGTAGCCGATCAGAGCCTTCAACTGGCGGTCGAACTCTTTGCGGTGGCGAGTCAGGGCGCTGAGTTCGGCGGTGGCTTTGGCGTGCTGCTGTTGCAGCTTGCCGGCAGCCTCGGGGGTGAGGCGCAGTAGTGGGGTCGGCCGCTTCATGCTGCTGCCTCCTGCTGTGCCTGCTCGATCAGCTCTGCGATCGCCAGGATCTTGGTCCGTAGCGTCAGGGCTGTTGTTGCCTTGGTCGGGGCCTTCAGGGCTCTGAACGTGTCGGCTGCGAGCTGCAGTTGTTCGGCCGTGGCGAGCAGGGAGTTGCGGGCGTCGTTGCCTAGCTTCGAGGTATTCAAGGCTCGCTGATAATGGGTGTACAGCTTGTCGTGGTTCTCCCGGGCCTGATCGAGCAGCAACTGCAAGTCCCGCAGCGTTCCGTGGTCGTCCGAATGCTGAATGGCCTTGCCTTCCTCTATGCCTTCAATGTGCCCCTCGGCTCGGCCGTCGAGCAGGCCGCTCCGATAGCCGGCCCAGTAGGTCAGGCCGATGAACAGGATGGCGATGATCAGTGCGCAGATCTGCGTGGTAGTCATGTGGTGTACTCCTGATGGTTTGATTGCTGGTGGTGTCAGCCGTTGATTACTGGTCTTGCTCGGGTGCTTCGGTTCTCTGTTGTGCCTGGTCCTCGTCGGCCTTGTAGGCTCGGATGTCGATCAGTGCGGCAACATGTTTGATATGCACGAACTTCGGTGCCTTGCGGCTGTTGTCCAGGGTGGTGACGGGCAACTGAATGCGGCCGTTCTGGATCTCGGCGGCGAAGGTCTGCTCGTTCAGGTTGCGGAAGTACTGCACGCGTAGCTTTTCCAGCGGGATCAGCACGTCGCCGAAGGTGCGGTAGAGCAGCTCGACGGTGGCTGCCTCCGGTGCCGGCATGAGCCGCAGTGGGGACTGGTTGGATTCCTTCATGCGGCCACCGCCTTGTCTTTGTCTTTCTCGATGGTGCGGAGGTCGCGCAGGGCTGCTTCGGCTGTTTGGCCGTGACCTGCCATGTAGGTAGCTTGGTTTCCATCCTTGTGGTTCAAGAGGAGGATGGATACCTCTGCCGCCTGGTACTCATGAGACAGGTGATGCGAGGTGCCGACGACGCTGGTCTTGTATCCGATTTCCCCCTTCAGAAACTCGGCGAGGGCAAGCAACTTGAGCTGCTCGCGCTGCAGTGTGATCAAGCTCTTGAGGCTGGGATCGGTGGTGACCATCAACAGATCGATGAGCGATGCAGCTGTCGCAGCAATGATCTCGGGGGTGCGTTGTTCAGTAGGGATGCGCAGCAGCGCGAGGAGTTGCTGGTCAATCTGGTTGTGGTCCATGGTCCTTCTTCCTTTTCGGGTGGTTCCAATAGAGGAGGCAATGTTTTTTGGTCAGCTCGCGCAGATGTTCCGGCACGTCGAGCAGTGCGGCGTTGCGCTGCTCGCGTGTCGGAAGGGCTACGATCTGGCGGGCGTACTCCCTAGGCCACGTCACGGCGATCTGCCGGGACGGCAGGGAGTTCGAGGCCCAGTTGCTTTGCCAACCACGGAATGCCGGCTTGCCGCACTCGGGTCGACTGGCAGTACTGCATGCCAAATGTGTCGTGGTACCAACTGCTGTCCTTGACGCGGAGGTACTCGCGGTCGCGGACGGGGAAGGCCGGCAGGTTTTCCTCGTTCAGCAGGCCTTTCTCGCGCATCAGCGCCATGAGCTTTGGGCGGGTGGTGCCGAAGTACCTGGCGGTTTTTTGGAGGTCGCGTTCCATGTCTGCCTCCTATACCGCATGCGCGGCCGGCGTTGCGGCGGCGGCAAGGTGGTTGAGCGACTCGATGACCCGCTTGTACATGTCGACATCGGTGCCGCAGACCGTGAAGCACTTGGTGCGCGGGCGTGAGTTGCCGATGCTCATGATTGTGGTGATGCCGGTCCGGGTCTGGTTGCGGTGCACCGCGATGTTGATCGGCAGCTCAAACCCGAGATTGAGGCTTGCAGATCCGCCGCGACTGACCAGTTCGAATACCTGCTGCTTGTGTTCGATCTCGAAGGTGCCGTAGTCGCGCTCGGCGTGCGGCAGCTCAGTTGAGGTGTCCGGGTCGATTGGACCGTTCACGATCTCTTCAATGAAGTCGGCCAGCTTGAGGTGCATCTTTGGGCTGTTGGGCAGGGTCAGCGTGTGGTGTTCGCTGCCAAGCAGGACGCCGAAGGTGGTGTCGGCCTGGTTGTGCTCAACGGCCAAACGGAAAGATACCGTCTGGCGTTGCGGGGCGGCCCGCAGCGTGTGAGTGAAGGTCTCGGTCAGGCTTGCCTGCGCTTGGAGAAGGCTTAGCGTGCGGTTGTCCAGTTTGAATTTTTTCATGCTGCCCGGCCCCCGTCGTTGGGGTCGAACGGAGTAGGGGTTTGGCGGGTCTGCTGTTTCGGTTTGGTGGCGACGTATGCGCAGCCGAATTCACGCGCCAGGCGGCGAATCTCGAAGATGCGGGAGATGTCTGCAACGGTCGGGTGAACGTGCAGGGATGCTGTGGTGTGCATGGTGTTGCCTCGCTCTGTGGTGGGAGAGTGAGGCAAATATCAACCGACGGTTAAATTATTTCAACAACTAGCGGGTGAAATTAGGGTTTACTCGGGCATGAAGGCACCTACAACCTTCCCGCAAATCTGCATGTCTTCTGTGATTTCTATGATTGGATACTGCGGATTGATTGGTTTCAGATAGTGCTTTCCAGCGTCTTCCACTAGCACTTTAAAGGTTGCCTCGTTGCTGCTGGGTATCGAAGCGATGACTCTGTCTCCGTTGTTGGTAGCAAGCTCCGGGTCGACAAAAATTATGCATCCTGCGGGATAGCTTTTTCCTGGGCCGTAATTGGTCATTGAGTCACCAACTACGCGCAAGGCGTATCCGGACTTGCTTATAGCGGCTGGGCAGGGGAGCCATTGCTCTGCATGGACTGACTCGACGCTTGAAGATACCTCGCTCCATGACCCTGCTTGTACCCAGGAAATCAGAGGAACACGGGCCATGTTAGAAGCAATCTGGCTGACGTTGCCTGCATCTTCATAATGGGGCTGAGAGAGAGTTTGGCTTGGAAAAACGGGCATCACCCCATGTTCAAGCCATTCCCTTCGGACCCCGAGCCACTCAGATAGAACTGTCAGGCTGTCCAGTTCGGGCAGGGCGGCACCATTCAACCATTTGCTAACGGCTTGAGCGGTCTTGACGACACCCTTCGATTTCAGTTGCTGGATGATGTCGGCCCCTCTCCCGTGTTGGCGAATGCCTTTCGAGTCAAGGGCGGCGTGCAGCCGCTCAGCGAACATCAAGCGAATGTTTTCTTTATCAATCATAGGTTGATGATCACATACAGGTTGCTAATCTGTCAGTTGAACATTATTATCAACCGACAGTTGAATTGGAGGTCATCATGTTGGACCCGCAAGATTTTCCAAGTGCTATTGCATTCGCATTTGAAGCGGTAGGTGGCATTGGTGCTGCTGCAAAGATCTGCGGCAGGAGCTATCAGGCCTTAAACAAATGGCGGCAGGCTGCTTGCCTGCCACGCACTGATTACACCGGCGAAACTTGCTACGCCATGCTTTTGGCCGATGCCGCGCAGAAGAAGGGCAACCCATTCGAAAAGGCTTGGTTGCTGGACGCTTCTACACCACATAAGGCTGCAGCCTAGTTAGAAAAAAGGCGACCCAAGGGCCGCCCAGTTTCCCCCAACCCGCGCCACCACAGCGAGGTCGGGCCGCGATAAAGGTCGGCATGCACACCACATGCAAAAGCCGCCGATCTTTACCGCGTTTTCAAGGCACGGATGCCTTGGGTTGCTGCCTCTCCACCACAGATTGGCAGCTGTTGCGCCAGGGGTGAGCGACGGATCGCTTGCCTCGGCACGGTGCCGGTATCGATCTTGCGGATCTGACCGGCGTTTGGGCCTCTTCAGCCACTCGACAAATGTATCACCACTACATGTCGCGCGGCACTGGCAACTTACAAGGATTAATGCCATGAGCCGTATTGCTCTGCACAGCGTTGATCGAGCCAAGCGGGAAGTCCTGCCGCTCGATCTCGCGCTTTACCATGCTGTTCGTGATTACCCGGGTGGTGCCGCCGCGATCGCTGCCACCACCGGCCGCAACGCAACTACCCTGCAGCACAAGCTGTCCCCGACCCATCCAAGCCACTCAGTCAACATTCAAGAGTTCGGCGAGATCCTCGAACTGACCAAGGACAGTCGCATCCTCGACGCGGTGCATGCCTTGGTCGGTGACACCATCTGGCAGGACCTTTCCGATACGTATACGGGTGATATGCCGGAGACGTTGACCGTCGGCATTGCTGCTTACTTCCACCAGGTCGCAGATCTGGCTGAAACCTGGGCGAAGAGCATTGGTGATGGTGTTGTCTGTGACCGCGAGTTGGCCGAGATCCGCCTGCAAGTGTTTCGTGGCATTCAAGGCTTGCTTGGCCTGTTCAATCGCGCGAGTTACGTCAACCAGACAACGCGGGGGCCATCCGATGGATCTCGCTGACTTCGCAAATGACCTGGTGCAAAAGGGGATCGACCAGGGTCTGGCTGCACGTCATGCCAACAAAGCCGCTGTTTCGACGCATTCCTTCCTTTTCTGTGAGGAATGCGACGATCCGATCCCTGCCAAGCGTCGGCTGGCTGTTCCCGGTTGTGCGCTCTGTGTGACCTGCCAGCACATCGACGAGTTGCGGGAGGCCCCGCATGCTTGATGAAGTTGTTAGCCAGTTCGCGGACTACGGCCTGGAGCCAGCGCAGCCTCTTGTGTTCGGCAAGCTCACGCGCTGCAAGACCGCCCAGGACAAGGGCACGGAAAAGAACGGCTGGTACGTGGTACATGAGCACCGCACGGAGAAGGGCGAGACGCTGATCTTCGGTAGCTTTGGCGACTGGCGGTCGGGTGAGTCGCAGAAGATCAAGGTCAAGGCCGGCAAGATGAGCGCCGAGGACCGAGAGGTCTTGCGCGCCCGTCAGGAGGAGGCCAAGCGCAAGGCGGCTGAGGTAGCGGCCAACGCGGCGCGCCGAGCGGCTAGCCGTGCTGCTGGAATGTTCAAGCGTATGCCTGAGAATGGGCGCAGTGCTTATCTTGATCGGAAGCAAATCGTCGGTTTTCGTGTTCGCTATGCACCCCGTTCGGGGGCGGTGCTGGTTCCGATGTGCAACGCCCGCGACCAGATCGTCGGCCTGCAGGTGATTTACCCCGAGAAACAGGAAAGCACCGGGCGGGATAAGTCCTACTGGCCGGCCGGCATGTCGAAGGAGGGGGCTTTCCACCTTATAGGCCCGGACCCAAACCCTGGCGAGCCGATACTTGTGTGTGAAGGCTATGCGACCGGCGCGAGCCTGCATATGGCGACCTCCTTGACGGTCGCCATTGCCTTTGACGCGGGAAACCTCATGGCTGTTTGCAAGGCTATGCGTGAGCGCAGGCCTGGCCGGCCGATCATCATCTGTCGCGACGATGATTGGAAAACCAAGCGCCCGAACAGCGAACCCTGGAACCCTGGTGAGGAAAAGGCCACCAACGCCGCCACGGTTGTCGGTGGCCAGGTCGTGCCCCCAGTGTTTTCCGGCGATCGCGAGGACAAGTGGACCGACTTCAACGACCTGCATTGCGCCGAAGGTTTGGACGCTGTCCGCCGCCAGGTGCTGGCGGTCGTTCGTCCACCAGCAGCGGGTGGCTGGAAAGACCAGTTGGCCCGGACCGAGAACGGCATGTTGATCGCTCACATGCAGAACGTCGAATTGATCCTCGGCAACGACGAACGCTGGGCTGGCGTGATCGGTTTCAGCTCGTTCAGTTCGAAGATCGTGAAGCTGCGGGCTGCACCTTACGGTGGTGGCACAGGCGATTGGGCCGACATCGACGACATGCTTGTGATGAAGTGGCTCGCGCAGCAGTACAACTTGCGCGTAAAGGCCAGCAGCGTGATTGAGGCGGTCAGTGTCGTTGCCCACGACCATAAGTTTCATCCTGTTCGTAACTACCTGAACAAACTGGAGTGGGACCGCGTGCCGCGTCTCAGCACCTGGTTGACCGACATCATGGGTGTGGCGCCGACGGACTACAGCTCAAAGGTCGGCAAACGCTGGATGATCTCGGCGGTCGGTCGGGTCATGAAGCCCGGCTGCAAGGCCGACTCCGTGATGATCCTTGAAGGCGCTCAGGGCGCTGGTAAGTCGACAGCGATGGCGGTACTTGGTGGCGAATGGTTCATGGATACCCCGTTTGCCCTCGGTGACAAAGACGGTTTCCAGGCTATCCGTGGCAAGTGGATCGTCGAGTTGGGGGAGCTGGACAGCTTCAACAAGGCCGAATCGACCAAGGCCAAGCAGTTCTTCTCGGCCTCGACCGACACCTACCGCGAGAGCTATGGCCGCAGAACAATGGACGTGCCACGCCAGTGTGTTTTCGTCGGCACGACGAACCAAGACGAATACCTCAAGGACGCTACCGGCAACCGGCGCTATTGGCCCGTGGCCTGTACCAAGGTCGATCTGAATCAGTTGCGAGAGGTCCGCGACCAGCTGTGGGCCGAGGCGATGTACTGCTACATGGCCGGCGACGTCTGGTGGGTCAACCGTGATGAATCTCCGCTGTTCGCAGAGGCCCAGGAAGAGCGGTTCGTGGTTGATGAGTGGGAAGGGCCCATCCTGAAATGGCTTGAGGAGTCGCAGATCGGTGAGAGCACCACCGTCAGCGAGGTCTTAACCAGCGCGTTGAAACTGGACTACGGGCACTGGGGCAAGCCGGAGCAGATTCGGGTCGGGGCAATCATGCACCGGCTGGGTTGGCGGCGGTTTCGCTTGCCTCCGTTGGTTAAAAGCGGCCAGCGGCCTTGGGCTTACAAGAAACCGGCCGGGTGGGGCGTTGTGTCAGCGTTGCAACGGGAAGCGTTCGAGGAGCCTTGCTTTGATTAAGCGAATCGACGAAATGCTCAAGCTGTGGGCTGAGGATCTGCACAGCCCGCACGTGGGTGGTTCGGAGCTGGGGGGCGGCAACATGATCGCCATGCTGATGGAGTGCAAAGGCGAGCTTATACGGGGGACTCGTGGCAGTAGGGTGCTACTGGACGAGTCGGCGGATATCGAGCTGATCGTGAACAAGCATCTGCCTGCGCAGCTGTCGGTTCTTGTCCGGGAGCACTACTGCAACCATGACAGCTTCTTGTCGCAGAAGATGTTGTATTGCGGGTGCAGTGCGCCAACCTACTACCGCCGGTTGCACGAAGCCCATGTGCTGATCGGCGGCATGCTGATGGGAAAGGCTGCGTGATCCCAGGTATGACCTCGGTTGCTGCTGTCCCATTGTCCCGCACTGTCCCATTGTGTTTTTACATTATGGGACAGTTTGCAGGCCTTGTATTTATTGACGTGTCCCATTGTCCCATCAGAAACGCCGCTCACCCGCATGAGCGTAGCGCATGCCTGTACGCGCTATCGCGCGCATGCGTGTTTTTAGATTTTCTTCTTTACGCGAGAAAGGAAGAAATAGATAGGACAATGGGGCAAAGCCCCGAATTAAGTGGCTCTCAGGTGTCCCATAGAGATTCTGAGGTATGGGACATATGGGACAACGCTGAAAGAACAGAATGCCGAGGTTAGATATTCGCCGACATTCGCTAGACGTTCGCCCGGTGTAACCCACATATTCACCGGGTGGCATTAAAGTGGGGTTGCTGCCATGAGAATCCACCTGTAAAAAGTACCCATCTTCGATAGGTGCGACCGCAGAGAGCGGCAGGCACTCCACACCAAACCCGGCCCTTGCGCCGGGTTTTTGCGTTTTTGGGGTATGACTGGGATGGGCTTGCTATGGAAGTACGGGTAGTTGATGACGAAGGAAACTTGATTTGGTCGAGGCGGGCTGATGGGGGCTTTACTTCAGCCTCGTACAGCAAAGACCTGACTCTGGTGCTGATTCGAGAGGCTCTCGAATCAGCGTTGTACCAGTGTGCGGGGGAGTTAGCTGTTTCTGATGATACTGATCGAATGGCGGATGTTTGCACTTCCACCGCCTAGGTCGATGGTGATGTTCCAGTGGCCAGTGTGAGGCGCTGGGATCTGAGCAGGCAGCATCTTGTAGAAACCGCCGAAGTACTCATGGGCACCCCCTCTTTTGAACTTCGCAAAATTGGTATCGGTTGTTAAGCGCACATTGCATTGGTGTGAGCATTCAACCACCACGATGTCGCCTTGTTCTAGGTATTCCCGTTTGTGCAAAAAATTCATGCGGCCTCCGAGCCGTTTTAAGTGGGCGGGTTGACACTAGCAGGTATTTCTTGGATGGCCACTAAAGTGATGGCCAGTGCTATGGAGTGACAAATGACGAGCGAGCAGCAAGCGTTGATTGAAATGCCGATCTGGATGGTGATCTTGCTGTCGATGATCGGTGGGGTATCGGGGGAGGCATGGCGGGCGGACAAGGACGGCATGCGCGGGTGGCCGCTGATGCGGCGCCTCGCGCTCCGATCTGGTGCCTGCGTTGTCTGCGGGTTGTCGACCATGATGCTGTTGAACGCCGCCGGGGTTTCGATCCTGGCGGCGGGCAGCATCGGCTGCATCACCGCGATGGCCGGCGCCGATGTGGCGATCGGGTTGTACGAACGCTGGGCCGCGAAGCGGCTGGGCCTGAGCCAAGAGCCGCCAGCCAGCAGCGAGGCGGGGCAGTGACCCGGCCGGCGGGTGGGGGTGGGGGCCGATTTTTTGGGTCCTCCCCCCGGGCCGCCCCCTACACGGGTACGCAGACTCGCGGTTTCCCTGTAGCTGAAAAAAATACAGGGATGTCCGTCTTTCAGCGCGATTCCAGCCGATAGTACTCCGCCTTCTTCGTTTCAATCTGAGTCACATTACGCGCTTGTTGAACGCGGCATTGATCAATCTCGCGGTTGTACTGATTGATCATGTTCAACTCGCTTCTTTTCGTGGACTCGCTGGTCGCCCGATGGAGCGCTAGCGTCCTTTGGTTGATCTTCCCCTGAAGCGTAACGATTTTCTCGTTTAGTCGAGCGTTGGTCTTGATGAGGTCATTCACCTCTCTGGCCAGTCTGTTCATGGTCGAGATGTTCGCAGCGGATGGTGGCATGGGAATTTCCTTTGATAGATGCGCGAAAATACGCATCTCCCCTCACTTGGGGCGCTCATTCTATTTTCAACAGTTTTCAGCAACCTAATTGGATCCAAATATTTCGGACGGACAAAGTTTCTAGCACCTCGACGTCTGCGGGTGCCAGCGCTCGACGATGGTCAAGTCTGATGAAACTGGAAGCCACGAATTCCGTGCTCTCCAGTTGTTTGCACCAGAAAAGAGCGCCGGGGACCCTGCCAACTTGCCCTGGACACGGGACCGGGAACCCGCGGGAAAGCGTTAGCGAACGGGTTGCCAGCTTACTGAAATTCAACCCGTTGAAATTGAAAGGAATCCATTGAAAAGCCGTTGAAAAGGAGGGCTTATGGCAGATTCTTTGTACCTGTCAAAGAGCGCCTTCGCGGCGCGGATCGGTCGGTCGCCGAGTTACATCACCTGGTTGAAAAACAACAACCGCCTGGTGATTGCGCCGGATGGCAAACAGATCGATGTACTGGCGACCGAGGCGCTCATTCTTGAGACCGCCGACCCCAGCAAGGCCGCCGTCGCGGCTCGCCACCACCAAGAACGGCTCCAGCGGGACGTTTACAGCCAACTCTCGACCCTCGCCGAGCCGACAAACACGGCTGCGCCGCAGCCAGTTACTCCGGGGGAGGGCCGGCAGCCGGACTTTCAGAAAGCCCGAGCGCTGCGCGAGCACAACCTTGCGCAGATGGCTGAGATCGAGCTGCGCAAGGTCAAGGGCGAGCTGGTCGAGGCGGCGGCGATCAAGCTGGCCGCGTACAGCAACGGTCGTTTGCTGCGCGATCAACTCCTGGGCCTTGCGACCCGGTTGGCCCCGGAGCTGTCCGCCATGACTGACCCCTGGCAGATCGAAAAACACCTGACGGCGGCGATCCGCCAAACGCTGGAGGATGCCGAGCGGCTGTCCACGGCGGATTTGGAGCACACCCTTAACCCGAGTTGACCCTATGCATACGGAAATCCCCGATGGTGCAGAGGTGTACCGCGAGGCGTATTTCCGTGGGCTGCGTCCCGACCCCGATCTGTGGATCGACGAATGGGCCGATGAGTACATGCGCATTCCCCGGGACACAGGCGCCGCTGAGCCCGGACAGTACCGCACGGCGCGGACACCTTACGCCCGAGAGCCAATGCGCTGTCTTTCGCCGGCACACCCCTGCAAGCGCGTCGTCACCATGGTGGCCTCGCAGTTGATGAAAACGCAGATCGCCCTGAACTGGATCGGCGGTCTGATCCATATGGCACCGTCCAATATCCTCACGTTGCTGCCGAGCCTGGGGCTGTCGAAGCGGGTGTCGGCACGTATCGGCAAGACCATCACGGCGACCCCGGTGCTGCGCGAGCGCGTGGCGTCCAGCCGATCCCGTGATGCACGCAACACCATGGACACCAAGGAGTTCGAGGGCGGTGCGCTGTACGTCACCACGGCCGGTTCGGCAGCCAACCTTGCCGAACTCACGGCGCGTTATGTCTACGGCGACGAGGTCGACCGTTGGGAGGTCGACGTTGGCGAGGAGGGTGACCCTGTAGAGTTGGCCGAAACCCGAGGCAGTAACTTCGGTCGTAACGCCAAGTTCTATTTCTCCAGCTCGCCGACCATCAAGGGCGCCTCGCGGATCGCGGATCTGTTCGAGGTCAGCGATCAGCGTTACTACTACGTCCCCTGTCCGACCTGCGGGCACTACCAGGTGCTGGAGTGGGAGCGGCTGCACTACAGCAAGGACTTCAGTGTGGTGCATTACGAGTGCGCTGCAACTGACTGCGACGTGATGATCGAGGAGCACCAGAAGGGCGACATGCTCGCCCGGGGCGAGTGGCGGTCCCACTCCCAGGGTGACGGTGAGACGGTTGGTTTCCACCTCAACGCCTTGTATGCGCCGCTTGGCTGGCAGGACTGGCCCTCGCTCGCCAAGCAGTTCGAGCGGGCCAAGAAGGCCCAGGCCAAGGGCGATCTGGAACCCATGCAGGTGTTCTACAACACGCGCCTTGCGCTGGTATGGGACAGCGCACAGGAGCAGACCAAGGCCAGTGCTCTGCGCGACCGTGCGAAGTTGGAGAACTACACCATGGGCAGTATGCCCGCTGGTGTGCTGATGCTCACCGCTGCGGTGGACACTCAGGACAACCGCCTGGAGCTGATGGTGGAGGGCTGGGGTGTTGGCATGGAGCGTTGGGTGGTTGATCACCAGGTGATTTCGGGCGATCCGGCTGACGAGCGCACCTGGGCGGCGCTAGATGAGCGCCTCAAGGTTCGCTACCAGCATCCCTGCGGCGTCGGCCTGGCGATCCTCGCGACGGGTGTCGACTCTGGTGGTCACCACACTGACGAGGTGTACCAGTTCTGCCGCCTGCGCCGTTGGCGCAACGTATTCGCCCTCAAGGGGGCGAGTAAGCCCGGCCGGCCTGTGATAGCCCAGCGCCCATCAATGGTCGACGTGACCTGGAAGGGCCAGACGGAACGCAACGGTGCTGAACTGTGGTTTGTTGGTACCGATACCGCGAAGGACTGGATCTACAACCGGTACCAGTTCGAGAGCGGGCCCGGCGCCGTGCACTTCCCGAACGACATGCCTGATGACTTCTTCGATCAGTGCGTGGCCGAGCGCAAGGTTGCCCGCTATGTGCGTGGCCACAAGCGCATCGAGTGGACTAAGGGCAAGGGCGAACGCAACGAAGCGCTCGACCTGCAGGTGTACAACTTGGCGATGGCCCATTACCTGGGCATCAACCGCTATCACGAAGTCGACTGGGAGCGTGCCCGCCAGGCGCTGGCACAGGCGGGGTTGTTCGATCAGCCTCCGCCGAAAACGCCACAGCAGGCCGACGCTGTTCCCGAGCCTGATGACGAGCCGGATTCGGACACGGGGCAGGATTCAACGCCTGTTGCTCCGCCTCCTGCCCCACGACCACCACCGCCGACTCCGGCTCCGCCGCGTAGTGCGCCACCACCGCAACGCCGCAGCTCCAGCAGCGGCTACCTGAAGAGACGTTGAAATGGCTTACACACAAGCACACCTCGACGCTGTCGAGCTGGCGATCGCGCAGGGCGAAAAGACTGTGCGGTACGCCGATCGCAACATTGAGTACCGGACGGTCGACGAGCTGATCCGGGCTCGGGACCTGATCCGTACCGATCTGGCCAGGGCGGCCGGGCCGCGCTCGCGCGTGACCCGCCTTTACCATGGGGGGAAAGGACTTTGAGCGGGCGTTACCTGTCCCTCCCACGTTCGGGCCTTTTGGTGCCTGAACGCATCAAGGCCAGCTACGAAGGCGCCGCTGAGGGACGGCGCTCATCGTCCTGGGATGCGCCGGATACAGGCGTCAACAGCCTGATCATGCCGGCTTTGCGCAACCTGCGCTCACGTTCGCGGGCAGCTGTCCGCAATGACCCGTATGCGGCCAACGCGATCGACAAACGGGTGAGCAACCTGATTGGTACCGGCATCACGCCGCACCCAAGGTTGACCGACAAGGCCCTGCGAAAGGTCATGCAGGAACTGTGGGAGGACTGGGTTGATGAGGCGGACGCTGACCAGCTCACCGACTTCTACGGCCAGCAGGCCCTGATAGCACGGACCGTTGAGCAGTCCGGAGAGTGTTTCGTTCGGCTACGGCCTCGGCGGCTGGAGGACGGCTACGCGGTGCCGCTGCAGCTTCAGTGTTTGGCGCCGGAGTTCGTTCCGCACGACAAGTTCGAGGTGACCCGCTTCGGCAATGTCATCCGGGCAGGGATCGAGTTCAATGGCCTGGGCAAGCGGGTGGCCTACTGGTGCTATCGCAATCATCCCAGCGACAGAGCCTCGCTCAACGCGGGGTATAACCCGCTGGTGCGCATCCCGGCCGAACAGATGCTGCACATCTTCGAGCCCCTGGAGCCCGGCCAACTGCGCGGGGTGCCTCGTCTGGCGCCGGTCCTCAAGCGGCTGCGCAGCCTGGACAACTTCGACGATGCGGTGCTGTTCCGGCAGGAGGTGGCGAACCTCTTCACCGGGTTCGTTCACAAACCCGCGCCGGATGGCCCGCCGAGGCTCGACCCGGTAACCGGTCAATTGATCAACCCTGACAGTGATGGCTTCACACCCATGGTTGGGCTGGAACCCGGCACAGTGCAGGAGCTGGGCCCGGGCGAGCAGGTCGAGTTCTCCAAACCCCCTGATGGTGGCAACAACTACCCCGACTTCATGCGGCAGCAACTGATGGCTGCCGCTGCCGGGGTAGGGCTCCCCTACGAGCTGATGACCGGTGATATGCGCGACGTAAACGACCGCGCGATCCGGGTGGTACTCACCGAGTTTCGCCGTCGTCTGGAGCAGTTGCAGTTTCAAGTGTACGTCCACCAGTTGTGCCGCCCAGTGCGGTCAGCCTGGATGGACATGGCCGTGCTGGCCGGCGCGCTGGACCTGCCGGACTACGCATTACGGCGCCGCGATTACCAGCGGACACGCTGGGTACCGCAGGGGTGGGCCTACATCCACCCGGTTCAGGACGTTCAGTCTCGCACCCTGGAGATCGCCGCAGGGTTCGCCTCACGCAGTGAGGTTTGTCTGCGTGGTGGGACCGACGCCGAGATCGTGGACGAAGAGAACGCGGCTGATATCGCCCGGGCGAAAGTCCTAGGCCTCAACTACAGCACCATGTCGGCGGCCGATGAGGATCCCGACGAGAAGGAGAAACCATGAAACCACTGATGCCATTTCGCATCTTCAACATGGCCGCCACTGCGCAGAAGGTCGACGACCAGCACTGGTACCAGATCAGCGCTGCCGCAGAGGCCGAGCAAAGCCCCATCGAGATCTACATCTATGGTGAGATCGGTGGGTGGGGCATTACGGCCAACCAGTTCATTCAGGATCTCAAGGCCGTTGACGACGGTGTTTCCCCGGTGGTGGTGGCGTTCAACACCATCGGCGGCGATCTGTTCGACGGCCTGGCCATTCACAACGCCTTGAACCGACTGGGTGAACGCTGTACGGCCCGAATCGATGCGCTGGCGGCCAGCGCTGGGAGTGTCGCTGCCTGCGGTGCCCACCGCCTGGTGATGGCCTCCAACGCGATGCTGATGGTCCATAACCCTTGGACCTGGACCAGTGGTGATGCCGAGGATCTCCGGCGTGTTGCTGATGTCCTCGATCAGACGTTCGAGGCGATCATCGCGGCCTACAAAGCCAAGGCACCGGACATCGACGACGTCGAGCTGCGGCGTATGGTCAACGATGAGACCTGGTTGACGGCTCAGGAGGCCCTCGCCTTGGGGCTGGCCGACGAGGTCGGTAACGGGGTCGAAGTAAAAGCCTGCCTGGGGCAGGGTGCTGCGATGAAGCGTTACCGGCAGACACCTCAGGCGCTGCTGGATCAGTTGAAGGCCAGCCAACCGGCTCCGGTCGAGGACATCCCGCCTGCTCCAAACAAGCCAGCCCCGGCGCTTCCAGCGGTCACCGACGCGACCAAGCTGGCCTTGATGATCACCCAGGCCTGTAGCGAGGCCGGTATCAGCAATCTGGTCGAGCCGCTGATCGCATCGACCAAACTGGCCGACGTGGCCACGGTCCAGGCAGCACTGACCCGGGCGAAGGGCGTGCGCGATCTCTGCGCGGCAGCCCGATTGCCGGAGCTTGCCGCCAAGTTCATCACCGATGGTCTGGACACCGATGCGGTTCGGGCTCGGCTTTTCGACACGCTGGTTGGCTCTGGCAAGGGGTTCGAGATCGACAACAGCCTGCCTCCGGCCGGGGATGCCCCGGAAAAGGTTCCGTCCAAGATGCCGGCACCGAACAACACCTACGCGGCCCGTCGACAGGCCGCCCAACAACACTCTGGCAAAGGAGCCTGAGCATGAGCAAAAACTACGTTGAGCCGGTACATGCCGGCGAGTTTCTCCTGTCTGAAGGCGCAGGGAAGATCTCCCGCGAGGCGATCGATTTGGTAGCAGGTGCAGCACTTCCTGCAGGCCAGGTGCTGGGCCAGATCACTGCCTCCGGCCTTTTCGCGCCTTGCTCGGCGACGGCGGAAGACGGCAGCGAACAGGCCAAGTGCATTCTGTTCGCCGGGGTGGCGGCATCCGAGGAACAACGTCGAGGCCGCGCTGTTGCCCGGCTCGCCGAGGTCGCGGGGGATCTCCTCACCGGCTTGGATCACGACGGCGAGAAAGCCCTCGCCACTCATTTCATCATCGTTCGCTGAGTCGAACAGCATTCATTCAACCCCGCCTAGTGCGGGGTTTTGCATTTCTGGAGGGCCTTCATGGCTGACATCGAGATTTTTGAAAACGACGTGTTCACGGTGCCTGCGCTCACGGCAGCTATCAACGAGCAACCCTTCGTCCCCGGTCGGCTGGCAGCTCTGGGGCTGTTTGAAGAAGAGGGCGTTAACACGCTGACGGTGCAAGTGGAAAAGGACGGTGACACTCTCGCTCTGGTGCCGGCTGGCGAGCGTGGCATCTCGGGCCTGGTAGTGAAAGGAAGCAAGCGGGTCATGCTGCCCTTCAACACCGTGCATCTGCCGGAGACCTTCAACATCCTGGCCGATGAAATTCAAGGGATTCGTGCGTTCGGCGAGCAGACGGAGCTGCAGGTGGTGCAGGACGTGGTCAACAAGCGCCTGGCCAAGGCTCGACGGCAGCTCGACGCAACCCATGAGTTTCACCGCATGGGGGCGCTGAGCGGGTATGTGCTGGACTCTGACGGGAAGACGGTGTTGATCAACATCTTCGATCGTTTCGGATTGCAGCCGGTCGTGATCCAGATGGAACTGGGTAATGCCGAAACCAAGGTTCGTGTGAAGTGCGTCGAAGCGCTGGATGCGCAGGAAGAAGCGCTGGGAGCTGTAGCCAGTTCGGGAGCCCGGGCCTTCTGCGGGAAGAACTTCTGGCGTGCGCTGATTGATCACAAGAGCGTGTCCAAGACCTATGAGGGTAGCCAGTACGCTGCCTCGCTGCGTGGTGATGGCCGTGAATCCTTCGAGTTCGGTGGCATTGTTTGGGAGCGTTATCGTGGGAAGGTCGGTAGCGTCTCCTTCGTCCCCGATGACGAGGCCCGAGTGGTGCCGGAGGGTGTCGCAGGCCTGTGCATCTCCCGATTCGCCCCGGCGGACTACATGGACACGGTCAACACCGAGGGCCTGCCGTACTACAGCCAACTGGAGATGATGCCGATGCGGAAGGGTATGGCAGGTGAGGCGCAGTCGAACCCGCTGCACCTGGTGACCCGTCCGCGCGCAGTCATTCACCTGAAGCTCTGATCATGGGCTTCCGGGACCTGATCAGCAGAGTGGATGACGTCGTCTTCGCCCGGTTGAGTGATTCGGCCTTGATCGAGGGCCGAGAGGTGCGTGGGATGTTCTCCGCACCTTGGCTGCAGCCCAAGCTGGGTCGAATCACCACCGCGTTGCGTGAGCCACACCTGGTGATCCGGGTGAGCGACAACGCGGGGGTGGAGACTCGGCAGAAGGTTGTGGTCGCTCTTCCTGTAGAGGATGGCGGCGGTACTTACACGATCGTGAGCATCGAGCCCGGCGGTGATGGGCTCGTTGCCCTGGTGCTGAGGAAAACCGCATGAGCATTGGTAGCTATCACCGGCAGACGGCCGGCGAAGGGATGATCTTCCTGCAGGCTAATCCCCAGCAGGTCGCCCGGTTCGACGAGTTTGCGGGCTTAGCGCCGAAGGCGATCGCGGCGGCGCAACGTCGGGCTATCAACAAGACGTTGCGCTGGCTTCGTACGCATGTAGGCCGGGCGGTGGCGGTGCAGGAGCGTATCGCGGTCGCCTCGGTGCGTCAGCGACTGCGGGCCTATCCGGTCGGCAGCAACGGCCAGGGGCGGCTGTGGTTTGGCCTCGATCCGATTGCAGCGAGCCGCGCAGGGCGTCCTCGGCAGACCCGCGCGGGGGTGTCGGTGGCCGGTCGCCGCTACGCGGGGGCCTTCTACAAGGCGGTCTACGGCAGTCAGCCGGATATCTGGATCCGCACGGCCAGCAAGCACTTCAGGGAGAGCGACTACCCGAACAGCAATGTATCGGGTAGCGGTGGCGCCAGTTCGGGCTGGATCGCCGAGAACGGCGGTCGCTTCCCGCTGGCCAAGGCGATGATCTCGCTTGAGGACGTCCGGCGGCATTTTGAGTCCTGGACCAATCGGGCCCACCAGCGGCTGCTGGAGGTGATGAGGCAGGAGCTGAACTACGAATTGCAGAAATTCCTCGGGAGGGTTGGTAATGGACGATGATCCGATACCGCTGAACCAGCTGTACGCGGCCATGGAAGAGCATATTGCCCGAGCCATCCCCGCGCTGGCCTATGTCGGGACAATGCCGGATAGGCTTGAGCTGGTGGCGACGCCGGCTGTGGTGATCGAGCTGGCCGAATGGGAGCCGGGCCACGATCCCGGTACGGGTGAGGTGGGGCTGGACGTGCGATTTGAGGCCCGCGTGATCGTGGCCGGCGAAGAGGTGGACGCTTTGCGCATGGCCGCGTTCGCTGCGGCCCAACTGACGGTGTTGCTGCGTATGCAGACCTGGGGCCAGGCTGTCGAGCCGGCGAAGTTTGCCCGGGCGGCTCAGGACTGGACGCGACCGGAACTGGATGGCTATGCCGTCTGGGTAGTTGAGTGGACGCAAGTCATCTACCTCGGTGAAGAGGAATGGCCGTGGCCGATCGAATCCGGTGGTAAACCGATGGTGCCCGGCGATGACGGTAATCCGGTTGAGCTGGAGGAACCTGTATGAGTTATGCCGCTGCGCAGCACGACCGGATGATCTCCGATATGGTCCTTCCCTGTGTCGTGGTGGCGGTTGACCTGGTCGCAGCCAAAGTGCGGGTATCCGACGGTGACGATTGGACCAGTGCATGGGTGAAATGGCATTCGCAAGCGGCGGGCAAGGCCCGGCACTGGCGGGCGCCGAGCCTCGGTGAGGAAGGCATTTTGTTCAGTCCGAGCGGGGATCCGGCCCTGGGAACTTTCGTGCCGGGACTGTATGGCACTGCTGGACAGCAAGCCGACAACCGCGATCACGTCGAGGTCTGGCGCTTCGATGACGGCGGCAGCATGGTCTACGACTGGCAGGACAACAGCTACACCATCGATCTGCCGGCGGGCACGGTGACTATCAAGGTCGGCGGCTCCCAGCTCGAGGTCACGCCGGATCAGATCCGTTTACTCTCCAGCAAGATCGATCTGGTGGGTGCTGTCACCGTCAACGGCACGCTCGACACCACCGGCAACATCACCAGCGCTGGCTCGATCATGGATGTGGCCGGCAACAGCAATCACCACACACATTGATCTTTTCCCATCAACCAGCCCGCCGCGAGCGGGTTTTTTCGTTTCTGGAGCATCCCATGAGCAAATCGAGCCCCGTTGCCGTGCAGCCCGATCCGGACACCGGACAGGCGGTTTCTTCTGACGCGATCGAGGCGGCCAGTTCAATCGGTCCGCCGCGTGGTTTTCGCGACAAGTTGTACACCTCGCGCACCCTCGTCATGCCGGACGACCGCACCTTGTCGGTCGCCCAAGGCCGCGTTTACGCGGTCGACGACGATCAATATGCCTTTCTGAAGGCCCACCCTGACATCGAGCCCCTGGAGTAGCCGCCATGATCGGAATGGATCGCCGTACCGGCTTGCCCCTTTCCGATCGTGAACACCTGGTCCAGTCGATCGAAGACATCGTATCGACCCCGATCGGCAGCCGGCGGCTGCGGCCGGAGTACGGTTGTGACCTTCGCCGCTTCGTCGATCTGCCGGTCAACGATGGCTGGAAAAGTGCGGTACAGGCTGAGGTCGTCCGGGCGTTGGCACGCTGGGAACCTCGTTTCAGGCTGGAGCGGGTGAGGGTGCTTTCTGTGCTGGGTGGCCGGATCTCGCTTGAGCTGTCCGGTCGTTACTTGGGCGATAACCAAATAATTGAGGTGGCCGCGTGAGCATAGTTGATTTGTCGACGCTTCCGGCACCGCAGGTGCTTGAAAGCCTGGACGTCGAGGACATGTATCAGGCGGACCTCGCTGTCTTCCGATCGTACATGGGGGAGCGCTGGAACGCGCAGTTGGAGAGCGACCCGGTTCTCAAGCTGCTGGAGGTGGGGGCTTATCGCAAGGTCGGCAATCGGGCCCGGGTCAATGATGCGGCCAAGGCGTTGCTGCTGGCCTACGCCAAGCGTGGCGACCTCGAGCAGCTCGCCGCTAATGTCCGCTTGCGGCGCTTGGTCGTACAGGCCGCAGACCTGACGGCGGTGCCGCCAGTGGATGAGGTTCTAGAGGAAGATGATGCCCTGCGAGAGCGCATCCAGCTTGTGTATGAAGGGCTGACTACAGCGGGACCGCGTAACAGCTACATCCTGCATGCGCGCAATGCGTCGGGGCAGGTTGCTGACGCCGAGGCGCAAAGCCCATCACCGGCGGTGGTGGTGGTCACGGTGCTCGCCCTGGCCGGCGAGGGAGTTGCCGGCCAGGAGCTGTTGGAAACCGTACGCTTGGCCCTAAGCGACGAGGATGTGCGACCGCTGGGTGACCGCGTCCTGGTGCAGTCCGCCGAGATCCTGCGGTATCGCATTGATGCCGTGGTCTATATGGCCAGCACCGGGTCGGAAAATGAGGCGATTCTGGCCGAGTGCCAGCGACGCCTCGGGGCATGGATCAATCCTCGGCGGCGGCTTGGTGTCGCGGTGTCGCGTTCGGCGGTGGACGCACAGTTGCATATCAGCGGTGTGAGTAAAGTCGAGCTACCGAACTGGGTGGACATCACGCCCAGCAAGTCCCAGGCGGCCTATTGCACTGGCTTCAACATCGTGATGGGGGAGGCATGATGGACAGTCTTCTCCCGAACAACAGTGTGCCACTGGAGCGTGCAATAGAGGCGGCCGCCAATGAGGTCGTCGAGGTGCCACTGCGCACTTTGTACAACCCTGATACCTGCCCGGCTCACTTGCTGCACCAGCTCGCTTGGGCCTGGTCTGTCGATCGCTGGGACAACGCGTGGCCCGAGGCGACCAAGCGCGCGGTGTGCCGGTCGGCGTTCTTTGTGCACTCGCGCAAAGGCACGATTGGCGCAATTCGCCGCGTTGTGGAGCCGCTGGGCTTTCTGCTCAAGGTCACCGAGTGGTGGCAGACCTCGCCAATGGGCGAGCCGGCGACCTTCGCCCTGGAGGTCGGTGTGCTCGACACCGGCATCACAGAAGACATGTACGCCGAGCTGACCGCGTTGATTGATGACGCCAAGCCAGTCAGCCGGCACATGTCCTCGCTGAACATCAGCCTTCAGAGCCCCGTCACCTGTGTTGTCGGTGTGATGGCCTATGACGGTGATGAGCTCGATGTTTACCCCTGGGAAAACCCCGATATCGACGTGCAGGTGCTGGGCACCCACGGCGTCCACGAATACACAATCGATCAACAGGATGTGTACCTGAATGGTTAACCAAAACTCTATCTTTGGCGGCATGCTGACTAATGTCGGCGCCGCCAAGAAAACCAACTGTGACGCCTTGGGCGTTCCCTGGCAGCCGAGCCATATGCTGATCGGCGATGCCAGTGGCACGGACCCGGTGCCGTCGCCAGAGCAGACGAAGCTGATCAATCAGGTCTACCGGGCCCCGCTCAATCAGCTCTACGTGTCGCCGACCGATGCCAATGTGTTGGTAGCCGAGTTGGTGCTACCCCCGAACGTGGGCGGCTGGTGGATCCGCGAGTTGGCCCTGGAAGATGTCGACGGGGTGTTCTCGGCGGTGGCGAATTGTGCACCGAGCTACAAGCCTTTGTTGGTTCAGGGCTCTGGACGCAACCAGGTCGTACGAATGCATATCGTCACCAGCAACACGGCGAACATTCAACTCAAGATCGATCCTGCGGTCGTGCTGGCAACGCGTGAGTACGTCGAGACGTCGATTATCGCGGCGCTGAACAAGCAGGACTTCAAGCACTCGGTGCAGGTTGCGACCACGGCGCCGATCGCGCTGAGCGGCCTGCAGACGGTCGACGGCGTAGCGTTGTCGGCCGGTGCCCGGGTGCTGGTTAAGGATCAGGCCGCCGGCAAGGACAATGGCATCTACCTGGTGGCTTCGGGGGCCTGGCCCCGAGCAGCCGATGCCGATACGAGCATCGAGGTCACGCCTGGGCTGTTTGTGCATGTCGAACAAGGCGCGGCTGGCGGCGACAGTATCTGGCAATTGATCACCGACGCGCCGATCACCCTGGGCACGACGCCGTTGGCGTTCGAGATGGTCGCCGGCCGGACGGGGGTTACTGCTGGCACCTACACGAAACTCACCGTGGATAAGAACGGTCGGGTCATTGCCGGTACAAGCCCAGCCACGCTGGCGGGTTATGGCATCACGGATGCCTATAGCAAGGGGGAGGTGGACTCGAAGGTCGCCCAGGCGTCATCGCTGCCGGTTGGGGCGTTGATTGCGTTTCCCAGGGATGCAGTGTCACCCGGGTTCTTGGAGCTGGATGGCAGCGTGCAAAGCAGTGCGGCGTACCCGGATTTGTTCGCTTACCTGGGCACAACATTCAATAAGGGGGGCGAGGGGGCAGGGAGTTTCCGCCTGCCCGAGTCGCGTGGCGAGTTTCTGCGTGGGTGGGATCATGGTCGTGGGGTAGATGCGGGTCGTGTGATCGGGAGTTATCAGGCTGATGATCTGAAAAGCCACGATCACACTGTCAACAACACAGGTACGGTCGGTAGTGACCCCACACTCTGGGTCTATGGCGACCCAGGGTCGTTCCCTCTGACTCCACCTGGCACTCGAACGAATGCAACCGGCGGTTCGGAGACCCGACCGCGCAACCTCGCAGTTATGTGGTGCATCAAGGCCTGGAACGCACCCATCAACCAGGGAAGCATCGATGTTGCAGCCCTGGCTGCTTTGGCTGCTCAGGCGACGGAAGCCCGGCAGGGCACTGCCAAGGTTGCATCCGCCACGCAGATGTCTGCGGGTTCTGACGACAGCACGATTGTCACGCCGAAGAAACTTCGACTGGGCTTCTCCGTCAGTCTTGCCACCAATGGTTATCTGGTATTCCCGTCGTGGCTGGGTGGTCTGGTCATTCAATGGGGGTACTACGCGAGTTCTCTCGATGATTTAACGGCACTCGTCTCCTTCCAGCTTGCCTTCCCTGCTCAATGCCTGAACGTTATCGCTGTTGGTGATGGAGGGCAGTCCGGAGGCGGAGCGTTTGTTGGTGTCGGGGTGCAGAAAGTCAGCAAGGAGCAGTTCAGGCTCAATGGCTATGGTACGAGCATGTCGACAGTGGGTTATCACTGGTTGGCACTGGGATATTAGGGGGGTAGTGGATGAAGCGTTTTTACAGTCCAACCACGCAGTCCAGTTATTTGCAGGGACTCAACAGCGAGATCCCCGGTGATGCGGTTGAGATCTCCGAGGATCTGTATTTGTCGGTGATCGGAAATCCGGCCCCTGGAAAAGTCAGGGCGCATGATGAGCATGGCCTTCCATACCTGATCGATGCACCGTTGACGGTTGTCGATCTGGCTGCCCAGGAGCGGGAGTGGCGCAACATCGAGTTATCAGCTGTTACCTGGTTACGTGATAGGCACCGCGACCAATCTGATATCGGAGTTGCAACGACTCTGACCGATGTGCAGTTTGCCGAGCTGCTTCGTTACATGCAGGCCCTGCGCGACTGGCCTCAATCTGATGACTTCCCCGCACAGGGGAGTCGCCCGATCGCTCCGGCCTGGATCGCAGATCAAGCCGAATAGCCGCTCCGAA